GAGGTGCCGCACTCATAAACTTCATGAGGTTAGCGTCAGGATTACTAGTACTATCAAAACTACTAGTATTAGTAGTACCAGATGACCTCATAAATGCTCCCATATGAGCCGAAAGACCATCGTCACCACTAAAGTTCATACCACCAAAAGTTTGCATTGCATTGCCAGCCGATGCTGCCATTAGAGTAGACAACTGATTATTGGTGTCGTTGTCGAAGCCACCCATGACTTGCATAGCACCTTCTTTAAGGTCAATATGAGGCTGGACCGAAGGTCTAAACCAGTCAGAATTATGTGGTATAATGGGTAAGTCACCTCGGATTGGATCCCCATGTTCCCGTAGACGAGAGCGTTTATTGGAGAACATGAACCGATCATAGGTGACTGGTTGGACAATGTCACCTTCACCCGTAGTAAGTAGACCATCATTGGCAAATGGTGTATCTGACCTATACGCAAGGAGACTTTCTGGGGGTAGATTGTATTGTATTTGTGACCCATACTGAACACTGGCCGATCTTGGAGCTACCAGAGACTGATATGTACCTGGAACCGACCAAAATTCACCTTTATGTGCAAAGTCTTCATTGGGTGCGGCCACTCTATCGACTTTATAAGTCATTGGGGGTAAAAAAGACTCTTTAATGTTCTTCTTCTTGGTCGTTGAGAAAGCATAGCCTATAAGACCCACGATCAGACCAAGTACTAGTGTAAGACTGCGTTCAATCATATTTATTACCTGTTTGAATTGGGACAGAATTGTACTCTGAAAAAAATGCGTATAATAAATAGCTTTGATGGCATAATACCATAAAAGTATGACAGTAAAAAAGTGGTAATTACGAGACTACTACCTGAACCTAGAAGAAGCCATATTTGCCTATGGAGACTACACTCGAGACTACCTAATGGATAAGACTAGGCGACAAGAGAACGTATACTTTCAAGGTTGACGGGATTCAACATTAATTAGTGTACGTTCCAAAATTTTTTTTTATTTTTATTCTTCCTAGAACCATTAACTAGGGGGGGTTAGTCTAAATTCTGCTTGGTCTGATGACTCGAATTAAAGAGGAACTAAGGGCTAAGAAAGTTGTATTTAAAGCCGAGAAATTAATGAGATATCGAAAGATAGAGCTTCTGAGCTTGGTTTTACACCAGAATCAAGGAGTAGCACCGAACGTTTCGATATTTTAGGTGAAAGCTTGACACTACCTCAAATTCAAGCTAAATATAATATACCCAAGACAACCTTAAGAAAGTGGAAAAACGATGATATAATCGAGGATAAATTAAAAACGCTTTCTCAGGGTGGGTACACATCACATTTGCTTAGCGAAGGTGTGGTGACTAGTGTGTCATTATATTCCTCCATTATATCATACACACAGTTTTAACCTCACTTCTACCTTAAGCAAATTTATGAAGATTTTATGGCTATGGCTATGGCTATGGCTATGGAACATTAAACGAGTTGGACCAAGAGTAACTACGAGCGGACCAAGAGCTCGCCATTTATTATATGTAAAATAAAGTAGAAAAAAATAAAAGTAGCCAAATGCGTTCATGGTGTCCTTTTATCACCTGTTCCCATTTTTATAAAGCTCTACCATTAAAATTATAAGGTTGATCACAGCTTCATTTTCCTTTCAAGAACTTAATTTTGTGGTTAAAAAGAACCATAAAACACCCTTAAAGTCTTTAAAAGTAGTTAATAAAGCTAATAAATGGCTGGTAGAAACAAACCAAAATCTGAAACTCCAGTTATGGATATCTTAGAACTTTATATAAAAATACAAAAATTTATAGAGGGTGAAAGCATTAATATCGATACTATATCTGCTATATTAGTCAAAGTCAATACATTATTAGAGGGTGACTTTAACCTTCGACCGCGTATGATTTATAAACTAAAGAATGAAAAGGAGAATTTAACCTTAAAACTTGAAGAATATAAAAATTTAAAATACTTTAACGTGGATGTTGCCCCATTGATTGAAACATACCATAAACTCAATAATGAAACGATGGCGATACCCTTCTTTAATTCTAATAAGAAACATTTGACCGACCATGCTATCAAAAAGGAGAAGCTTCGGCATGAATTCATCCAAAAGTTAAAGGACTATACAAACCTTAAAAGTTTCGAATTTATGATGAAAAAATGCGCCTTCATCCCAAGGTCAAGTCCACCACCGTGTGTATGTGGTAATAAAACCGAGTTCATCAAAGACGAGGATAGAGCCGTTTGTGCCATATGTTCGACTGAACAAACACTTATATCTAACGTTTCCTCCTTTTCGGACGTTGGTAGGGTCAACATGGCAAGTAAGTACACCTACAATAGAAAAGTGCACTTTAGGGACTGTATCATCCAGTACCAAGGTAAACAAAAGACTCACATTCCAGAGGAGATTTATACCATTATAGAGACTAAACTTATTAAGAAAAAAGTTGTGGATAATTCTATCCTTGATCGTAACAAACGATATGAGAAGGTTACCAGAGCCATGATTCTTGACATTTTGAAAGATTTGGATTCAAAGGATATAAAGAAATTTTATGATGACATTGTACTTATACACCACACACTCACCGGCCAACCATGCGACAATATAGAGTACTTGGAAGACTCGTTACTAGAAGACTTTGATCGGTTGACTGAGGTATATGATAACCTATATAATAACAACCAAGAAGAAGGTGATAAGAAGTCTTCAAAAAGAAAAAATTTTATTAATGCTCAATTTGTACTCTATCAATTACTAAGAAAACATGGACACCTATGCAATGAGATGGACTTTTTGACCTTAAAAACATCAGAAAGAAAAAGATTTCACCATACCATATGCAAAGAATTATTTTCTCTCCTAGATTGGAAGTACTCGTACTCCATATAAACTAAAGATTGTTTTTAAGCTTATTTCGAGCATAAAAACAAAATTGAAATTTTTTTACAGGATAATTTAAAGACTAAAAGGAACTATGTCTCAAGCTATTGAAACTAAAACTACTATGTCTTCTGAAGAGGTTGAATCAACCACCTTTTTAGGAGTCAAAATTGATACTATTAATGGTCCAACCGATCCACGAATTAAGAAAGCTTTGGAAAGAAGTGCAAGTCTCCTTGATATTTTAAAGTTTATAAAAGTGGTTAAATTTAAGCTTAACATGACCATGTTCGACTATTTTTGGCAGGTCATGGTTGGAAACACGCGGGTGCACCTGGTCTCGCGTGTTTTGGAATGGTTTGGATACGAAGGTGAACTTAAAGAACAACGAAAAAATTTCATTCGAATGTTAAAACGTAATGATATCGCGTTCAATGAGTTGACTCAACAAGACCCAGAGATTGAACAATTTCCGACTATCCAAGAAGAACTGCAACTAATTCCTTCCAACGTAACCAATTCAAAGTTCTTGATTATGGAACCAGATGACCTTAAAATGGCTATAATGCAACTGAAGACCAAAAATGGTCACACCATACGTCAGTACTACATTGACCTTGAAGAACTCCTTAAACTCTATGTAGAATATACGCTTTACTTTAACCATAGAGAGTCTCAAAGAAAGATCACTGATCTTGAAAAGATGATGGCTGACATGCGACTTGAAAGAGAAGAGGATCGAAAGCTTATAATCAACCTAAATAAGTCTAATAAGCGACAAGAACGATATATGAAATCTATGGGACTCAAGCTTGAAGAAGTCAAAGACCAGAATGAGGAGCTTCTAGACCATAACAAAGGTCTCAAATACGAAGTAACCAAGGTTCAACGTAAACTAGGTATTGCGGTCGAAGATAGAGCACCTCTCCCTGATGATGTAAAGAAACAAGAAAGGTTTATCCTACTCAAGACCAATGATCCAAAGTACTGGTCTTATTATACCATTCGGGCACAAAATTGTACTGCAAAGCGTGCCCTCAAGACCAAGAAAGATATATTCCCCAAAATGAAGGTACTTTTAGACCTGAAGTACAATCCAAATTCAAAGACACTTTATACTCGAATTAAGGATGAATTGAGAGCTAAGAACGTCACTTTTAAAGGTAACAATATTGACCTTGAAGATAGCCTAATTGATGAGGAAGAATTGATAGAGATAATGAAAGGTGTAGATGAAGTTAAATATGATGTCTAAAATTTTCTTCTTATGACTAAACGGAACCATGTTTCAAGCTATTGAACCTAGACCGATGAAGGTTATCAACGACTCTAAACGCAACATCTAAATTTTATATATTTTATATTGTTTTTAAGCTTATTTCGAGCTTAAAAACAAAATTGAAATTTTTCTAGAAAATAATATAATAATAAAGTACTACAGCATCATGATTACTACTACTGAATCAAGAAATAAATTATTCGATACTTTGGGTCTAATCCGACTCAGAGACTCGTACATGCGTCCAGAAGAGACATCGCCACAACAACGCTTTGCTTACATTGCATCCACCTTTTGTGGCGACAACTCGGAATTGGCTCAACGATTGTACGAGTACATGTCGAAACATTGGCTTAGCCCCAGTTCTCCCCAACTTAGTTTTGGTCGTACGAAACAGGGTTTACCTATAGCCTGTTTCCTACCATATCTTCCCGATACGACTCGTGGTCTAATCGATACCTGGGCCGAAGTAAGTGAACTGAGTGTCATTGGTGGTGGAATAGGTCTGGGGGTTGGTATACGCCAGCCCGATAACAAGTCGGTTGGAATCATACCACACCTACGTACCTACGATGCTAGTTGCACAGCCTATAAGCAGGGGCAAACCCGTAGAGGATCGTATGCGGCTTACCTGGACATTACCCACCCTGAAATTATCAGCTTTTTAAATACCCGACGAGTCAGTGGTGTTGGTGGAGATTACAACTATAAGCTTATGAACATCCATAACGGAGTTAACATTCCGGATAACTTTATGCGGAAAATATGGTTTATTTCTACCATGACACCTATCCTAAAGAAATCACCACAATCAATGAAACAATCAATGAAAGAATTAAAGGTGGTTATAGATCATCTTAAAATGTCTGAGAAATGGAGTAAT